CTTGCATATGCACCATCTGTTCCAAACTGTGCTGGTGCAGAATCTTCTTTACCAAATCGTTTTACAATAGATGTCAAATGGTATGGTGGGTCAGTAACAACTGAATCCACTTGTACTCCATCATCAATTAGTTTCTGCATTTCTTCAATGCAATCTCCGTTAAGTAGCAACATGACTAAAGTTCCTTATCTTCTCAAATTTTAATGTACTTCTAAATTTATCAGCAAGTGCATCTTGTTTATGACTAATTACAAATACATTTTCGTTACTTAATGTATTCAATATTTTTAGGAACTCATCTGTTCCTGTGCCATCTAATGAACTATCAAATATTTCATCTAGCATAAGTAGATTTGTATTAACAGAGTTTTTCATTTTAGCGATGGCTCTCCATGTAAAGAGTAATGCAAGGTCTATTCGCATTTTCTCTCCCTCACTAAATGATGCATAAGTAAACTCATCACGATATCGTGATTTAATTGTTTCCTCAAAGTTTTCATCTAATGTAAAGTTTACATAAAATTCCATAGAAGTTAGATACTTGTTTATCAATTTATTCATTATAGGTAAGTACTGTTTAATTATCTTAGTTTTAATTCCAGTATCTTGTAACATAGTTCTAGAAGCTTCTGCATAAATCTTATCTTCTCTTAATTTACTTTTATGTCTAGTTACCTTTTCTAAATTACTTTTAAATGTTTCTAGTTTATCTATATCACTTTGACCAATATTATCTTTGTTTATTTCATCTAACTCTGTTTGAATTTTTGTATTATATTTTTCTAATTCTAATATAGATGCATTTGTCTGTGCAATAAGAACTTCATTATCTCTCATCTTTTTTGTAATACTTTTATACATAACAATTTTATCATTTACTGCAGCTGTTTCGTCAGCAAGTTTACCTAACCCTATTGTTAATTCTCTTGATTCTTGTAATTTATCATCAATAGCTTTACATTTAAAATCTTCATCAATATGTTGTTCACAAGTTGGACAATCATCATTTTCTTCAAAAAACTTTATCATCTTTTCAGCTCGAGATTTCTTTTCTTTAATTGAGTGTTTTAAAGTTCCAAGTTTATTTTTCTTTTCCACAACTTCAGTTTCACCTAAAAGACTTTCAAGTAAATAACGATTGGTGTCTCTTAAATTTTTTAAAAGTGTTTTTCTATTTAATAATTCACTTTCGTTTTCTTCAACAATATTTTGTTTCTGTTCAATAATTTTATCTTTGTTTTCTTTCATATCTTTGATATGATTTTCTTGTAAATTAATTTTACTCTCCATCAATTCATACTGATGGTCAGCCTCACGAATATCATCTAATATAATTTTCAGTTTACTTTTAAGTAACATATTCATAGTTGAAAAGATTTGTATGTCAAGTATTTCTTCTACAACTTCTCGTCTATGTCTAGCTCTAAGTTGCATAAAAGGCACAAATGTTGAACTACCTAGTATTACAACTTGTGTAAAAGAACGATAGTTTAATCCAAGTATTTGTTGTTCTAATATCTTTTGATAATCACGAGCATTTGCACTTTGATTCATAAGTATATCATTTTGATATATTTCAAACTTATTAGGTTTAATACCACGAACTACTTTATATTTTCTTGAACCAATACTAAATTCTACCTCTACAACTGTAGATGAGTTATTAACAGAGTTTACCATTTGAGATTTACTAATCATTCTAAATGGTTTACCAAACAAAGAAAAACATAAAGCATCAAGAACTGTAGATTTACCAGCTCCGTTCTCTCCAATAATTAATGTAGTTGGGTTTCTATCTAGTTGAATTTCTGTAAAGGTATTGCCTGTGGAGAGAAAGTTTCTCCACCTCACATAACTAAAATGAATCAAATTTCTAAATCCTGTGCTTCTGTATAAAGTTGTCTTTGATAATTAATAAGTCTATCTTTATCTAAAGATGTATCTAACTCTTTTATGTATTTACTTAATAAAGTCATAGTATCTTCTGTATTTTCTACAATATCATCTGATACAGTATTTGCACCTAAGTCAGAAAAGTCTTCTATAATTTTAACTTCGTGACTATCAGCTTTTAAAAGTTTATCTACAAATTGGTCAAACTGGAATAAGTCTTTTTTGTTTACTATTATAAGTTTAATAAACTTATCCACACATTGTTTGAAATTATAATCTTTATAATTGTTCTGTGTATCATCATAGTAAATCTTTTTATGAATTGTAAATGGATTTACAATCCTCTCAAGTGATCTAGTTTCTGTATCAAAGATGTGAAACCCTTTTTTATCATCACAATCATTCCAGTAAATTTCATATGGAGCTCCCAAATAGTATATCTGACCATCATCTGACTTGTGATGAAAATGTCCACTAAAAACTGTGTCAAATTTTTGAAATAGTTCTTTACTAAGTCCATGTTCATTTTTCATACCTTTCATCATTTCAAATCCAGCAATCTCTAAATGGCCCATACAGATTTGAGCTGTGGTTTCATCTATCATGCCTTCTGAATAAATTAAGTTTTGATTATTAATCCAAGGCAAAAATAATATTTTAGTACCATCAAATTCTACTTCTTCTGCCTCCGAATATATTTTAATATTTTTATGACGCCCACCCAAAAGTTCTACTACTGAATTTACATCATTAGTGTTTTTATAAAAAGTATCGTGATTACCAATCATGATATGTAAATCTATCTTTAAAGTATTAAAAGGTAAAATAAATCTTTCACGAAAGTCTTTTGCTGTTTTATATGAAACAAACTTTCTCCTATCCATCAAATCCCCTAGATGAATACAAGTCTTTATATTATGTTGTTGCAAATATGGAAAAAATACACCCTCATAGAATTGATAAAAATATTCATTAAAGTGTGAGTTATCATTCCTTGCACCAAAATGAGTATCATTAATTATTGCTATTTTCAATCATCAATCTCCATAAAATTTTCTAAACCTTTAGGTTCATCTTTACTGTCTTTTTTCTTTGGTTTATAAACAGCTTCATCTGGTAACATTATAGTTGGATCAAAACCACCAATAGAATAAGCTGTGTTATCGCCTTCCATAGTTGTATAAGGAAGATATTCTTGTTTCTCTATCATCTTGTGTTTTACATGAGATTGTTTTTTTTCTTTTTGTATTCTACGAATAAATGCATAATATATTATCTGTGTAAAATATGCGAATGGATTCTTAGATTTCTCTGGATTAAAGTTGTGTATATATTGTAAACAGTTTTCTATACCATCTGATATCATTTCTTGTCTATATGTATAGTTAATAAAGTTTGGTCTATACGAAAGTCCGTTTGCAATCTTCAAAAAACACGAACCAATATAATCAGATATTTGTGGAACTTCATCTCCAGCTTCCTCTGCATCTTTACATTTCTCTTTCCAATCAATCATTGCTTGATGAAACTTCTTGTTATCTACATAATGAGCGCCTTTAGCTTTTGCCATAATGATTCCTTTTTAAACGTATTGAATTAAATATACACTAAAATAACACAAATGTCAACAACTAATTTATTTTTTTTAGGGGTTGACAAAGACTCTAATAGTGTGTATAATCACTATTGTGACTTATCAATGATAAGTAGTTTTCTTTAGAAGATCATCAAATAAAGCTGATATATTTTCTATTTCTTCATCTTCTTTCATTTCTTTTTCAATTTTATCTAATTCTTTTTTACTAGGTGATACATCAGACACAATCATTCTACTCATTCCATCTAAAACATATTCATAATATCTAGATAAACCAATACTTGCAGGCGTCATTATAACTATGGAATTTCTTTCAACATTAAAAGTTTTTTCATCAGAATATGGTTGAACCCATCTACTTAAAGCTAAAGATTCTACTTGACCTTTTTCTGTAGTTCTAACAACAGTTTCCATTTTTAATGGGGAGCTTACCTTTACTTTATTAGTTTGACTTGAATTAGTATTCTCATGAACTTGACAAACTATATCTTCTCCATTTGATAATTTTATTACTTGATAACTCATAAATTTATCCTATTGATTTCGTATTTAAATTGTTCTTCCTTATAGATATTTAGTCGTTGTAAAAAATGTCTGTATGTAAAATTTTGTCTAGATTTGTAGGAAATATTATCTGACACATCAAATAATTTAACTTTTGTTTTATCTTCACTTTGTCGTAGTCCTCTACCAATTGACTGAAGCACTCGTATTCTACTTTTTGATGGACTTGCGAACACGATATTGTTGATAGCCCTAATGTTAATACCAGTAGAAAACGTACCATATGATGCAACGATAATCGCATCTTTTTCTTTTTCTGTGATTGCACGAATCCTCTCCCTAGCTTCTGTGGTTGTTCCACCATACACAAAAAATACTTTTCTGTCAAGTGTTTTTATTTCATTATATAA